TTGGACCCCAAGGTGCTGTCGGAAGGCGACCAGTCGCCTGAAATGATGGCCGCCCAGCAGCAGATTGAAGTGATGACGCAGGAACTCAGCCGCGTCACCGACATCATGCAGAACATTCAGGACAGCGCCGAGCAGCAGAAGGTCGAGATAGACCGCTACAAGGCCGATATCGACGCGTACAACGCCGAAACCAAGCGCATCGCCGCGGTGCAGAACAGCATGACGCCAGAGCAAATTCAGGACATCGTCATGGGGACCATCGCGGCGGCACTAGACACAGGCGATCTGATCGGCGAAGCGCCTGAAATGCGCGAGATGCCCGAAATGGAACCAGAAATGGCCGAAATGCCTGAAATGCCCGAAGGAATGGCCGAAAATGAGCAAATGTAACGACTTTGTTGGAATGCTGTTTTTGGCGCGCGATGTAACGCATTCGGCGCACCTGAACACGCGCAGCTACGCCAAGCATGTGGCGCTGAATGAGTTCTACGACGGGATCATTGATCTTGCAGACAAGTTTGCCGAAGCCTATCAGGGCAAATACGGCCTGATTGGGCCTATCTCGCTGATGTCGGCCAAAAAGACCAGCAACGTGCTAGAGTTCCTTGAGGGCCAAGTGGACGACCTCATGGAAATGCGGTATAAGGTCGTCGATAAGGAGTGCACTCCGCTCCAGAACATCATCGACGAGATTTTTGGGTTGTATTACACCACGATCTACAAACTCAAGTTTTTGGCATGAGGCTGACCTATGGAACTGCTTAATCCCTGCGATCAAATCGCCTACCCGTCCTATAGCGTCGCCTTCACCGGCACCGCCGGCAATACGACTGCATGGCTGCCCGGCCCGCAGGGCGTGCTGGTCTGGTCGGATCAGGCCTGCTACGTCGAAGTCGGCGTGGGCGCTGTGGCGACCACCGCCAGCACCCCGATCCCGGCCTTCACGCCGATCCCGTTCGTGCTGGACGTGAGTTCGTCGGGCGCCCCGTGGCGCGTGAGCGCGATCCGCGTCTCGAACGACGGCACCATCTACTGCAAGCCGATCAACCGGAACTGATCTGTGAGTTTCGGCGTCGCCCTGCGGAACAGCGTTGCCCTCGGCCTCGGGGGCATTGTCGCGTTGTTCTCGGGCTATGGGCCGGATCAGGCGCAGGGCAACCTAGAAACTGAAAACGGTGACAACCTCGTCCAAGAAGACGGCGGTCTTTTGCTTTTGGAGTAGAATAATGGCTGACAAGAAAATTTCCGCGCTGACTGCCGCGACCACTCCTCTGGCGGGCACCGAAGTTTTGCCCATCGTTCAGAGTAGCACTACGGTTAAAGTAGCCGTTAGTGATTTAACGGCCGGCCGTGCAGTTTCTGCCACGAGCTATAACGTTAGCGGAGGGACCGCCCCTGCTAACGGGATATACTTGTTTGGTGCCAACACGCTGGGTTTTTCCACTAATTCCTCTGTTCGCGGCGTCGTCGATAGCAGCGGCAATTTTGCCATTGGTGCTACAAGTTCAGCCGCCGCACGTTTGAACGTGTCTTCCTCTACGACGCAAGACGTTGTGTATGTCGCGGCTAACAGTGCCGGCGTAGCGGCCGACCCTGTATATGTGATGCCTATCCGCACCGCCGGCTCTTTTCGCGGCGGCATCCGTTGGAACGGTTCTAGCATAGACTACAACACCACTTCTGATGCTCGGCTGAAGGAAAATATCGCTGACGCTGACGATACCGCGAGCCTGATTGATGCAATTCAAGTTCGCAAATTCGACTGGAAAGAAAGCGGTATTCACCAGCGCTATGGCTTTATCGCCCAAGAGTTAGCCGAGGTGGCGCCTGAAGCGGTAAGCGGCGATCCTCAAGACACCGACATGACTATGGCGGTCGATTATTCCAAGCTAGTGCCGATGCTAGTCAAGGAAATTCAGATGCTTCGCTCTCGCGTAAGCGTTTTAGAGGCAAAACAGTAAAGGCGTTCAATGTCTGTAAATCTTTCCCCGCTAGGCGGCGCGGCTGCGCAGTTTTTTGATAACAACGGGCAGATATTGTCCGGGGGAAAACTTTATAGTTATTCCGCCGGCACAACGATCCCTTTGGCGTGCTACACGAGCAACTTGGGGCTAACGGCGCACACCAACCCAATTATTTTGGACAGTGCCGGGCGCATCCCCGGCGGCGAAATTTGGCTTTCTGCGTCCACGGCGTACAAGTTTGTTTTGGAGACCTCGACCGGCATTCTTATCGGCACTTACGACAATGTCCAAGGCATAGACACAGACACGACGCTTCGCAGCGATCTTGCGTCTAACCTAGGGGCGTCCCTTATTGGAACTGCCGATGGTTTGACCGTCCAAGACAGCATTTTGGACCAAGGAAACCAGTCTTCTGTTGGCCCGCTCATGAAGGTGGATTGGCAAAAACAGGGCGTTACTAACTACCCTATTGAGAATGAAGGCGGCATTTGGACAGCCGACACCTACGCTTTTTTTGGTGTCTCCGCTGAAATGACCGCGTCTACAGTCCCGGCCCCCGGCGATGGCACTCTTACAGGCGGCCCTCTGGCGGCCCATTTTGTGTTCGCCAATAACAACGCTTCAGGCGGCGATGTTGTCGGCTATTTAGCTTCATCAGTAGCGCGCACGTCTGACCAAACTGTGTTCGGTGCAAACTTTATCGCGCGTAACGAGGCTGGAACGACGAACACAAAGCTCGTTGGCTTAGAAGTGGACGTACAGCCGTCGATTGGGACTACGGTCGGCCCCGGAACCGCAGGTATTCTCGCTAACGTTTTTTCTATCACCACGACAGCGCCGGTGTTTCAGGCGGGCGGCGTCGGCGGCGGCGTATGGGGGAATGGCTTTCTCACGTCTCAGGTTGCAGGTACGCATTACGGCATAGAAAGTGCGAACACTGTCACATCAGTCAGCTTTATAGACACGACCAACGGCAGTTTTTCAGAGTCTGCGATAAAACTCGGAAAAGGTGCAAGCCAAGGCATAGATTTTGGGTCCGCCACGTTCGGCGTGACGCCTTTCATATATTCGGGTGCGGTGGCGAACGATCTCATAATCACACTTGGGTCTACAAATTTTCTGAACATAGAAAATTCAAGCGGAACAATTGCGTTTCAGTTTGACGCCGCGGATAAAACCTTCCGCACGATCCCGGCTACCGTAGCCACCCTTCCGCCTGCCGGCGACGCTGGGCGGCGGGCGTTTGTTTCAGATGCTACAGCCACTACTTTTGCCAGCATTGTGGCTGGCGGCGGCGCGAACCCAGTCCCCGTATACGACGACGGCGCAAACTGGCGGATTGGGTGACGCAGACGCGCTATTTTATGGCAGGCGTTTTCCGCGTCCGCGCCGTAAAAAATACCGGAATTGCCAGCCTGCAACAAATGTTGTAGTCTGGCCGATAACCGTACTGATGCGGATCATCAGGTGACTGGAAAGGTCAAAACCAAATGAGCGATGATGCTCCTAAACTAGCGGATGTGCCCGCGCCGGAACTGGAAACCACGGCGGCTCCAGAACCCGTAGAAATCGAAACGCCGGAAGAGCAGCCTGTCGAACAGGAAGCGTCCAAGACCTTCACTCAGGAAGAACTTGACGCGATTGTCGGCAAGCGTCTTGCAAGAGAGCAACGCAAGTGGGAACGCGAACAGGCTCAACGTATTGCGGAGCAGCAGGCCCGGCAACAGCCGACCGACATCGCCCCGGAGCATTTTGAGACCTATGAGGATTACGCAGAGGCTCTGGCCGAACGTAAGGCTCAGGAATTGCTGGCTCGCCGCGAAGCGGAACAGCAGCAGCGCGCGTATCTCGAAGCCTATCACGACCGTGAAGAGGTGGCGCGGGACAGGTACGACGACTTCGAGCAAGTCGCCTACAACCCGAACCTCCCCGTGACGGAAGCGATGGCTCGGGCAATCCAAGCGTCTGAGATCGGCCCCGACGTGTTGTATCACCTAGGGAGCACTCCGAGCGAAGCCGCACGCATTTCGCGTCTTGACCCTATCTTGCAGGCTCGGGAAATTGGAAAGATCGAAGCGAGGCTCTCTGCCGAACCTTTGGTCAAGAAAACGTCCAACGCCCCGGCACCGATTGCTCCTGTCACGGCTCGCTCCAATGGGGCGCCGCGGTATGACACCACCGACCCTCGCTCGACCAAGTCGATGAGCACGTCGGAATGGATCGAAGCGGAACGGCTGCGGCAGATCAAGAAGTACGAGGCACAACGCAACCGCTAATTTGGGAATACCACCATGTCCAACAGCATTCTTACTATCGACATGATCACGCGGAAGGCTCTCGAAATCCTCGAGAACAACCTCGTGCTCACCCGCAACGTCAACCGTCAGTACGACGACAGCTTTGCAGTGGAAGGCGCCAAGATCGGCTCTACCCTGCGCATCCGTCTGCCTGACCGCGCTCTCGTTACCGACGGTGCGGCCCTTCAGGTGCAGGACGACAACGAGCAGTTCACCACCCTGACCGTTGCTTCGCAGAAGCACATTGGCGTGAACTTCACCACCGCCGAACTGACGATGCAGCTTGACGACTTCGCCGAGCGCGTTCTCAAGCCGCGTATCTCGCAGCTTGCGTCCAGCATCGACGCAGACGTTGCCAACGCGTTCCAGACGATTGGCAACTCGGTCGGCACCCCGGGCGTCACCCCGGCGACCTCGGCCGTTCTGCTGGCTGCCCAGCAGAAGCTGAACGAGAACGCTGCCGTGATGTCGCCGCGCTACGCGACCGTCAACCCGGCTGCCAACGCTGGTCTGGTCGAGGGCATGAAGGGCCTCTTCAACCCGACCGACACCATCAGCAAGCAGTTCAAGAACGGCCTCATGGGCACCGGCGTGCTCGGCTTCGACGAAATCAACATGTCGCAGTCGGTCAAGCAGTTCACCACGGGCACCCGCAACGCAGCTACCGGTTCGACCTCGGCTGCGGTCACTGCTGAAGGCGCGACCACGATTGCCATCACCGGCGCGGGTAACAACCTGACCGTCAAGGCTGGCGACGTGTTCACCGTGAACGGCTGTTTTGCCGTGAACCCGCAGACCCGCGAAAGCACCGGTTCGCTGTTCCAGTTCGTCGCTCTGTCGAACGTCACGCTGGGTGGTTCGGGCGAAGGCAACATCACCGTGGCCCCGATTTACTCGGCCAACCACGCGCTTGCCACCGTCTCGTCGCTGCCGGGCAACGGTCAGGCCGTCGTGTTCGTCGGCGCTGGCGGCACTCAGTACGCGCAGAACCTCGTGTATCACAAGGACGCGATCACCTTCGCCACCGCTGACCTCCTGCTGCCGCAGGGCGTCGATATGGCGTCGCGTCAGGTGCACAACGGCATCTCGCTCCGCGTTGTTCGTCAGTACGACATCAACAACGACCGTATGCCCTGCCGTATCGACGTTCTGTACGGCTACAGCACCATCCGTCCGCAGATGGCCTGCCGCCTCTGGGGCTAACCTGAAACCGCTTCCGGCTTCGGCCGGAAGCAACACCTTTTGAAAGGATATTATTATGAGTCTTCCTAACGGTGCCGGCGGTTATCAGGTCGGCGATGGCAACATCAATCAGGCCCTTCTCGGTGTGCAGGCTATTCCGACTGCTTACACCGGCGCGGCCACTCTTACGGTGCTCGATCTTGAGCAGGGGTTGATCGTCTACACTTCGGGTAGCGGTAACAACCTTGCTCTTCCGGCTGTCACCGGCGTCGGCGGCGTCGATGACCGTGTTGATAGCGCACGCGTCAACTCGTGCTTCGACTTTGCGGTCCTGAGCACCGGCGCGGGCGCTGCCACCCTGACGGCCGGCACTGGCTGGACGCTGGTTGGCTCGGGTGTGTGCGAAGCTGCCAAGGCTGTTGGGTTCCGCGCCGTCAAGACCGGCGTCGGCACCTACACCCTGTACCGCATCGCCAACTAATCGGTTCGCCCCGGCTTCGGCCGGGGCGACCTTTTAAGGAGAAAGACAATGGCAAACACCCAAGCAATTGGCGTTGCCTACCTCGACCAGAACATCAGCGGCGCCGACTTTGTCTACGTGGATGACGAACTGGGCTACACCGCCAACGCTCGCGGGGCGGTGACGCAGGCGACGGACAAATCCACCGCCGTCACACTCAACAAGTCGGCCGGCACCGTCACCATGAACGCGGCGCAGCTTAACGCCACCACTTCGGTGACGTTTACGCTGAACAACAGCAAGATTTCGGCCGGCGACGCCGTGATCTTGTCGATTGTCAGCGGCACGGCCACGCCCGGCTCCTACACGCTGTGGGTTACGGGCCTGACCGCAGGCGCCGCAACGATCACGCTGCGCAACATCACCGGCGGCAACTTGAGTGAAGCCGTCGTGTTTAACTTCGTGATTTTGCACGCGCTGTAATTGATTTGGGCGGCCTTCGGGCCGTCCATTTTATGAGGTCTTTATGTCAGTCATCTACATGATCCACCCCGTGCACGGCGCTAAGGTCGCTATTAGCGAACACGAAGCGAATTATGATGAAATGCACGGCTGGGAACGCTATGATCCCACCACGCCTGCGCAAGCGGCGGACGTTGACGAGGACGACGAAGACGAAGAGTCGGTCAACGAAATGGCGGCCCCCAAGCGCCGCGGACGCCCGCGCGCCAAGCAGGAAGACTAAGCTATGACTTCGGCCGGCGACATCATCAATGGTTCGCTCAGGCTTCTTGGCGTTCTAGCCGAAGGTGAAGTGCCTTCGGCTGAAACGTCTCAGGACGCGCTGAACGCCATGAACCAGATGATCGACAGTTGGAACACGGAACGTCTGTCGGTGTTCGCAACGCAGGACCAAGTCTTTCTTTGGCCGGCGGGTCAGCTTCGCCGCACGCTTGGGCCTTCCGGCAATTTTGTCGGAAATCGCCCGGTGCTGCTCGATGACAGTACATATTTCCGCGATCCGGGCACCGGCGTCAGCTACGGCATAAAATTCATTAACCAGCAGCAGTACAACGGTATTGCGGTTAAGACCGTGACCTCGACATACCCGCAGGTTATCTTCGTCAACGAAACTTTCCCCGACATAGAAATGTTCATTTATCCGCGCCCGACGCGGGAGTTGGAATGGCATTTTGTTTCGATCGAAGAACTGACCCGGCCGGCGACGTTGGCCACCCAGCTTCATTTCCCGCCGGGCTATCTGCGGGCGTTCCGTTACAATCTGGCCTGCGAAATGGCTCCGGAGTTCGGCACGGAGCCGTCATCTCAAGTGCGCCGCATTGCGATGGCCAGCAAGCGTAACCTCAAGCGCATCAACAACCCGAACGACATCATGTCGATGCCGTACAGCATTGTGGCGACTAGGCAGAGATTTAACGTGTATAGTGGGAATTACTAAGTATATTTACTATGCTTACCGCCGATAAATCCTTTGGTTCCTTTGACCACCCGCAAAAGTCCTTGCGACTTGTAAGCGTCTATAGCGTGCTGGATATTTTCTTGATGCGTAACCAACTCAAGATTTTCAATTCGGTTATCGCTGCGGTCAAGGTTCTTGTGGTTTATCTCCATTCTGTCAGGAATTGGGCCTACAAAAGCCTCCCACATAGCACGATGTACGCCAACTTTCCTGTACTTGCCATCTTTGCACGGCGAAAAGATAGCGTAACCGTTTATGAGATGCGTCTTGACTGGCCTAGCGTTGCTGTCACCAGCCCACGTCTTACCATGTTTGATGTTGAACGCGGTGGTAATGCTGGTTTTGAGAAAAGCAGCAACTGCGCCCAACGCGGCGCCATCCGCAAACATGGCTTTGGCGGCGTCAATTTGCTCGGCGGTGAACAGCTTTCCCCGCGCCACACGCCGTACACGCGCAAGATTGCTGATTTCGTAAAGGCCCTCGTAGCCGCAAACTGGTTTCCAAATCTCCATACCGTAGACATTAAACCCGTATACGTTGGAGGTCAATAGTGAAAACCCCCATTCTAGGCAGCGCCTACGTCACTCGGTCCGTCAATGCGGCGGATAACAGGTGCGTTAACCTTTTCCCCGAAATTGTGCCCGAGGGCGGCAAGGAGCCTGCCTTCCTTCAGCGTGCGCCCGGCCTGACGCGGCTGGCTACGCTTGGCGCCGGCCCGATCCGTGGGATGTGGACTTTCGGCGATTACGGCTATGTCGTGTCGGGCCAAACATTGTTTCAGGTGGATAATAACTGGAACGCGGTGGCCAAAGGCATCGTCGTTGGCACCGGCCCGGTTAGCATGGCCGACAACGGCACGCAGCTATTTATCGCGGCCAACCCCCAAGGCTACATCTACAACGTCCAGACCAACGTATTTCAGCAGATCAGTGACCCAGACTTCCCCGGCGCCGTTACTGTAGGATACCTCGACGGCTACTTCGTGTTCAACGAGCCGAACAGCCAGAAAATTTGGGTGACGCAGTTGCTGGACGGCACCAGCGTCGATCCGCTGGATTTCGCCAGCGCCGAGGGTAACCCCGACAACGTCGTGGCGATCTTTGTCGATCACCGCGAGGTCTGGGTTTATGGCACCAACTCGACCGAGGTCTGGTACAACGCCGGCCTGCTCGACTTCCCGCTGGCGCGCATTCAGGGCGCCTACAACGAACTCGGCTGCGCTGCGCCCTACTCCATCGCCAAGATGGACAATCAGATTTACTGGCTTGGCAAGGACGCCCGCGGTCAGGGCATGGTCTTCCGCGCGGCTGGCTACATGGGCCAGCGCATCTCGACGCACGCAATCGAGTGGCAGCTACAGGAATACCCCGACCTGTCGGACGCGGTCGGCTACACCTACCAGCAGGACGGCCACAGCTTCTACGTCCTGAACTTTCCGACCGCCAACACGACGTGGGTGTTCGACGTGGCGACCGGCGCATGGCACGAACGCGCTTCGTTTGAGAACGGCCAGTTCAACCGCCACCGCGGCAACAGTCAGATGTTCTTCAACGCCACTAACGTGATCGGCGACTACCAGAACGGCAAAATTTACAAGTTCGACCTTGAGGTCTACGCCGACGACGGGCAGCCGCAGAAGTGGTTGCGCTCGTGGCGGGCGCTGCCGACCGGCGCGAACAACCTGACGCGCACGATCCAACACGCCATGCAGTTGGATTGTGAGACGGGCGTAGGGTTAAACGGTCTGGCAAGTCCCGAAACCATATATTTGCTGACAGAAGCTGGCGAGTATCTGACCACCGAAGACGGCGACTTTTTAATCGCCGACGATGTGGCCTATGTACAAGGGGCTGACCCGCGGGCCATGCTGCGTTGGTCGGACGACGGCGGCCATACGTGGTCGAACGAGCACTGGAAGTCGATGGGCCAGATCGGCCGCTACGGCTACCGTACCATCTGGCGGCGGCTAGGCGCGACGATGAAAATCCGCGACCGCGTCTACGAATTGTCCGGCACTGACCCAGTCCGCATCTACATCATGGGCGCGGAACTGATCCTGAGCGGGACGCGTGCCTGATGGTCGCACCGATTAACCCAACACAGCTTACGCCGCCGCGGGTTGACTTTATCGACCCGCGGTCCGGCGCGATCAGCCGTGAATGGTATCGGTTCTTCCTGTCGCTGCTGACGGCGACGCGGACCAACCAAGAAGAGACGGAACTGGCGCCCGATACGTCCTCGCTGCTGGCGTCCTATGACTCGGTGTTCGGTGAGGCTATTCAGGCGCTGGAGAGCGCCCCTGACTGCTGCTCTGAGACGGCCAGCGTAGACGCCAAGGTCAACAGTCTCGCGCAGGCCACTGGCGTCGCGCCGCCGGCGGCCAGCGAAGACGACATCGCGGTCATCCAGTCGCAGCTTCAGGCGCTGGCGCTGTCGCCGCCGCCGAAAGAGTTTATCTCGCCGCGCTACGGATCGTTCTACGACACGACCGATCAGACCGCTGCATCGCCTAATGTTGCTTACGCCATGACGTTCAACACGACTGACCTGTCGTTCGGCGTCGCACGCGGCTCGCCCACGTCGCGTATTTTCGTTGACCGGGCCAACGTCTACAACATCCAGTTCTCCGCGCAGTTTATCAACACCGGCGGCGGCGCTCACCGCGTTTGGGTATGGCTGCGCAAGAACGGCACCAACGTGCCTGACAGCGCGACCGTCATCCGTATGCAGGGGAACAACACTGAAGATGTCGCGGCGTGGAATTTTCTGCTACAAATGAACGCTGGCGACTATTTCGAACTGATGTGGGAAGTGGATAACACCGGCATTTCGCTGTTTGCAGACCCAGCCACGGCCGTTCACCCTGCGATCCCATCAGTTATTTTAACCGTGACTGACAATGTAAGTTCCTTGGAGGTATAAATGGCCGTTACCATCAGCAACATCATCCCGGCCAAGACCGCGGAGAACAGCCAGACGACGCAGTACACGTCGAATGGCGTCCAGACGATCATCGACAAGTTTACGGCGACGAACTACAGCGCCAACGCCGCTACGATCAGCGTCAACCTGATCACGGCTGCCGGCAGCGCCGGGAACGACAACCTGATCGTCAAGACCAAGACGCTCCAGCCGGCCGAGACATATACGTTCCCTGAACTGGTCGGGCATGTGCTGCCGGTCAACGGGTTCATCTCGACCATCGCGGGCACGGCTTCGGCGATCAATATCCGCGCTTCGGGCCGACTGGTCAGCTAATGCGGCTCGCCCGCACTCACGACGCCGACTACGTCAACTGGGTGGTCAACCATCCTGATGTGCGGCCGTTCGTGGGCGCGCCTGAAGCGGGCGAACTGGACCTGTCGCCGATTGTCGAACGGCCCGAGCACTGGTTTTTAATGGGTGAGCACGGCGGGTTTGGCCTGCTATGGACCGCGCCGCGCACGTATGAAGTCCATACTTTTATCCTGCGCAGCGGCCGCGGCGAGTGGGGCAACGCCGCCCGGTCGGAAGGCATTGAGTTCGCCCGCCAGCGCGGCGCTAAAGTGCTCTGGACGAAAATACCGCCCCGCGCCCACCACGTTGAGCGGTTCGCCCGGCAGGGGGGTATGCAACCGACTGGAGAAGTGATAGAAACATTCGGTGTTCCGCACCGCATATTCAGGATGGAGTTAAACTGATGCCCGTTGCAGGTGCAATTATCGGCGGCGTTGCGTCCATTGGCGGGGGTTTGCTCGCAGCGGGCGGCGCCAAAAAGGCCGCCAGCGCGCAGGAGCGCGCGGCGCAGGAAGCACAGGCCGCACAGGAGCGGATGTTCGAACGCCAGATTGGTCTTCAAGAACCGTTCCGGCAGGCTGGCCTCACTGCGCAGCAGCAGATCATGCAGTTGCTCGGCATCGGCGGCGACGCTACGGCCGCCGGCTACGGCAGCCTTGCCAAGCCGTTTGGCACCGAACAGTTTCAGCAAGACCCCGGCTACGCCTTCCGCCAGTCAGAAGGGATGAAGGCGCTGGAGCGTTCGGCCGCGGCGCGCGGCGGTCTGATGTCGGGTGCCACCCTGAAAGGCATTCAGCGCTTCGGTCAGGACTTGGCGAGCCAAGAGTACCAGAACGCGTTCAACCGCTATCAGGTCGAGCGCGCGGCGCGCCTGAACCCGCTTCAGTCGCTGATGGGTTCCGGCCAGAGCGCGGCTAACGTGCTGACAGGCGCCGCCGGTCAGGCCGGGCAAAGCCAAGCGCAGAACATCATGAACGCGGGCGCGGCCCGCGCGTCGGGTTACGTCGGCGGCGCCAACGCGCTGGCTGGAGCGCTGGGCAGCATCGGCAGCATGGCGACGCAGTTCCCGCTGTATCAGGCGCAGGCCAATTACTTTAACTCGATGGGCCGCGCTAACGTCGCCCCCACCTATAGCGCCGACGATCTTGCGATTGGCCCGATTAACCGCAACCCGTTCACACCGCCGAGCGGCTACCGCACGCCTCCGATTAACCCCGGCTACTGAGGTCACTAATGGCTAACCAGATGATCGCCCTTGGCGCCCGCGCCCCGCAGACCAACGTACTCGGAGGTGCGATCCAGCAGGGCGCGCAGATGATCAACATGATGCGCCAGCAGGAAGCGCTGGAGCGCCAGAACGCCGTCGCCCAGCAGCAGATGCAATTGGCGCAGGCCAAGGAACAGCGCGAAGCGTCGGCGGCTGAGATTGAGATGGCCGGCAAGCAGATCGACTTCTACACGAAGTTGGCCGGGCAGGTCATGAACTCGCAAGGATACCAGCTTCTGCTTGGGCGGCTGGACAAAGAAGCACCTGAAATTGCGGAGGCGTTCCGCGCCAACCTGCCGCCCGAACAGTTCGACCGCAATCTAATGCTCCAGATGGTCGGCAGCATCGGCGATAACTTCAAGGCGACTTACGGGCCGCTGGAAACTGAAGTTGTGCAGGACCAAGACGGTAATTACGGTGTCGCTACAACTGGCGGCTTTAGCGCAGAGCGCGGGCAGCAAGGGGTGGCCCCGCTAAATGTGCTTCGGCCTAAGCGCGCGGCGGCAACGACCGCCCCGTCGGCTGCGGGCGGCATGGGCGCCCCTCAATCGCCCGCGCCGGCCCCGCAAAACCTTAAGCCAACCCGCGGCGCTAACACAACGCCGGCCGACCTGTACCGGCAGGGTCAGCCGACCAACCGCATCCCGACGCTAAACCCATTCCAAAAGATGTCGATGGCAGCCGGCGAAGCAGCGCAACCGGACCTCGGTGCTGTCGTGCAACAGATGATGGAAACCGGCGTGGTGTCGCAGTCCGACTTTGAGGCCATGCGCGCGGCTGCTGGCCCGGGCAAGGATCAGCAGTTGGCCGAACTGCTGCGTTCCAACAACATTCAGATCATGCCGAACGAAGAGCCGGCTGGCGGAATGCGCAGTGCGGTCTACCGCCCTGAAGAGGGCGGCGCTTCGATGCAGCAAGTGCAGTCGTTGCAAGGCTTTGAAGACACCGGCGTCCAGTTCCGGGGTAAGCCGCCGATGCAGTCGCCGCTCCCCGGTTCGGCACAAGTTCCGTTGCCGCGTGTCCGCCAAGAAACCGAAGCCCAAACAGGCACGCAAGAACGCGTAAAACGTCTGGAAAAACTGCGCGGTGAAATGCCTCAAGCGAAGGGGGAAACTTCTTCGCTGATTACAAACTTGACCGACCGAATCAATGCAATCGACGCTTTTCTGCGCAATCCATACCGTAATTCCGTAATCGGCGCTATCGAAGGTCGAATTCCTAAGGCATTGCAGTCGCCTACCCGGGCAGATGTGCAGGCGCAGTACGATTTTATCGTTAGCAACTCTGTGCTCGACAAGTTGATTGCGGATCGCCAACAGACCGAGACCGGCGCTTCGCCGCAAGGCATTGTGTCTGATAGGGACTTGGCTATTGCAGCGTCTGCTGCCAACAAACTCACACAGACCGGCAATGAACGCACCCAAGAACTAGAAATGCAGCGTCTACGCGACGTACTTTACCGTACGCGCGAAAGCGCATTGCGACGCTATAATGAGGTATACCGCGAGGTTTTGCCGGAAGCGCCCGAACTTCGTCTGCGAGTGTCGCCAGTTGAACCGAAGTATAGGGCAGGCGCAACTAAACCAAAGCCTTCGCCGGCGGATGTTAACGCGCTCAAGCGCAACCGGGATAACCCGGATTGGACCGAAGGTTTCCGCCGTCAGTTTGGCGATGAAGCACTGCGCAAGGCACTAGGGGGCCGGTAATGGCACGTAACGAACCAATTCCGTCATGGGTGCTGAAGCCCGGCGAGATTGACGAAACCCCGCCACCACCCGAAGACAGTTTTGTCGATACCCTCGGTCAGTACGCGGGTGTCGCTACGCGCGCGTTGGCGCCTTACGCTACCGCGGCCACTGCTGGCGCTGCTGCGGGTGCGCCGTTTGGCGGTGTGGGCGCCCTTCCGGGCGCCGCCGGCGGCGTGTTGTCGTTAGGGGCCGCCGACATCGGAACGGCACTGTACAACTTGTCCGCTCCAGCTTTTGGCGGTACGCGCGTTTCGTTGCCGTCCGAAACTATCCGCCGCGGATACGAAAGCGTTGGGATTGGGCGCCGTCCTGAGACTGCCACTCAGCAAGTATTTAGCGACGTGTTGGAAGCCGCTGCTGCTGGCGGCGGCCAAGCGCGTTCGGCGCAGACGCTCGAAAACATTGTTATGACGCCGCGCGGCCGCAACTTTATGCGGTTTCTTGGTCAGTCGCCCGGCGCCCAGACTGGGGCGGCGGTGGGTGGCGCGCTGGCGCCGTCTGTTGCGGCAAACTATTTTAATGTGGAAAACCCCCTTGCGCTGGCAGGTTTGTCGCTGGCCGGCGGTGTTGCAGGCGGTAAGGCCGCGGCGCCCGCCCCCAAAGCTATTCCGGCTGCAACGTTGGCGGCTAACGCCAAAGATTTTTACAAGCAGATGGAAGCCGCAAACGTAAACATTGCTCCGCAAGCGATGACTGATCTTCAGCAGCGGGCGCAGCAAACGCTTGCTCGTCTGAAGTTTGACCCCGACACCGACAAGGTTGCAAAGCAGGCTTTGAACCTATTCGCCAAGAAGGCGGGGCAGCCGATCACATTCGACATGCTGGAAAAGTTCCGCCGGTCGATCCGTGATCTTCCGTACAGCCAGACCGGTGTGAAGCGCGGCACGAATGAAGAGCGCGCTATGGTCAAGGCGCTTGATGACCTAGTAGACGATTTCATGGACACCCTGACGCCGGGGATGACGACCGGCAACGCGGCGCAAGCTAAGTCGTTTTTGGATCAGGCACGCCGCGTTCGTTCGCAGGCTTACCAAACGCAAACTATCGAAGACGCAATCGAAGCCGCGAATAACCGCGCTAAACAAGGCGACGACCCTCGTGCGCTGGGGTCGGTTCTTCGGTCTGAATTCGCCAAACTGCTCAACAACCCTCGCCAGTTTGCAAAATTGGATAAGCCAACGCAGGACGCAGTGCGCAAGGTAGCGAACGGCAACTTTGCGCGCGATGTTTTGGCCGCCATTGGTCGCGTCGCTCCAAACTCTCGCATCTTTGGTATGCAAGTGCCGTTTCTGGGCGTAGGGGCGCCTTATGCGCCCGGCTCCACAGCGCTCATCGCCGGAACACAGCTTGGCGCTATGGGCGCTCGCGGGGTCGCCAACACCATGACCAAGCGCGCGGCCAACGCAGCGCTAGTGACGGCCAGCGGCGTAAAGCCCGGAAGTAAAGGGTGGAATTTGTTGTCACCTGCGACACAACAGGCTATTCTGGCTCAAGAACGCGGTCAGCGTGCCCAGCAGCGCCGCGATACTTTTGAAACGCCTAGCTGGGTTCTTCGCCCTAACCGTTAATATTAGCCGCTGAAGAGTAGCCGCACATGAGCCTTATCGACCAAACTGAAGCCCGTCTTAAGACCCATGAAGAAGTGTGCGCTCTGCGGTACGAGAGCATCTGCGCGCGCCTGAAGCGGCTGGAAGGTATTGGCCTGACCGTGGCCGGCACTATTATCATGCTGTTGCTTGGCATTTTGCTGGCGCTGCTGGGGTTGAAATGACTCACGCTGCCATAACTCTGGCTGTTCAACTCGCCGGATGGGCGCTGCTCGGTGCGTGGTGGCCGGGCGCTATGGTGGCCGCCGGCTATATCGGCCGCGAGCACGCACAAGCCGAATACCGCTGGATTGAACGCTTCGGTGGCGGTAAGCGAGCGAATATGCCTTGGTGGGGCGGTTTTGACCCGAAAGTCTGGACGTTCAAATCGCTGACTGACTGGCTACTCCCTGTGGCTGTAGTCGGCGTGTTTATCTGGAGAATGTAATGCCTGCTCTAGGGCCTGTTAAGTTCCTAACGATCCATTGTGCGGCAACGCCCGAAGGGCGGCATGTCACGCACGAACAAATCACGCAATGGGATAAAGCCAAGTTCGGCCAGACTAGCTACCATTGGGTTGTTGAACTAGACGGTTCGATGCACCGCACGCTGCGCGACGACCAGAAAGGCGCACACGTAGGTAGGGCCAACACTGGAAACATCGGCGTCTGCTATATCGGCGGCGTCGATAAGAACATGAACCCCAAGGACACACGCACGCCAGCGCAAAAGAAGTCGCTCCTTACACTCGTTCGGACGTATAAGGGGCGCTACCCCGGCATTCTCATTCGTGGGCATCGCGATTGGCCGGGCGTCAAGAAAGCCTGCCCTTCGTTCGATGTGGACGCGTGGCTGGCCGAAACAGGAGACTGATTATGGCTTTAGTACATTGGGCGCTGACGCGTCTCAAGGAACCGAGCACGTACGCCGGTTTCTCTGCTCTGGCGCTGGCGTTCGGCCTGTCGGACGTACAGTGGGCGGCCATCTCCACGGCGGTCGCTGGTCTGGCAGGTGTCGCCGCGGTGTTTCTTTCGGAAACGCCCAAGGCGTGATCAAACTTCTGTCGTCCCTGCTGTCGCTGCTTGACCGCCTCTGGGCGGCGTGGAACGAGAACAAGTTACGGCAGCAGGGCCGGCAAGAAGCGCAGAAGGAAGCCGCCGATGAAGTCCAACGGCAAATCGACTTGGCGGAGCACGCCGCTTTTACTCCTGATCCTGAGCGTGACAAGCGCCTGCGCGCACGGTTCGACGACGCCGCAAATGGTGATCAATAACTATTGCGTCATCGCCAAACCGATCCGGTACAACAGCCAGATTGATAGCCCTGAAACCGTCAAGCGCATTGGGGCGCACAACTCTACTTGGGTGTGCCTTTGTGAACAAGACTGTCCCGCCAGCGGTTCAGATACCAAATAGCCTTGCCAATCTCTAACACCGTGTCATCCTTACGGCCGGCGCGGCTCAGGTACTTCAGCGCGTTGCCGCGGCAATATCCGGCAAACTCTTCCGGCGTAAGTTTGGCCTCGATGTAATCAATCGCTTCGATGCCGCCCGCTTTGTAATGCGCGGGGTGGTTGACCATATCGCTCACTTCTTCATCTTTCTGATGATCTCCTTGCGCTCACGCATGGACCGCAGCTTGCACAGCCGCTGGTGCAGGCGCCGGGCGATGGCGACGCGCTTGTGCACGCCGATCTCCTCGTCCAGCATCTCCTTGATCTGCGTCTCGGTGTAGCTGGGCAGCTTTACCGCCAGCGTCTGCCATGATACCTTAGCCACTTTTCAACTCCTCAATCGCTGTGTCGGACACGGCGCGCTTGTCGTGCAGCGCCGCCCAGATGCGTTCATCAATCGTCTTTTCCGTCAGCATGACGTAAACCCAAACGTCGCGCGTCTGCCCGCTGCGGTGCAGGCGCCCGACTGCTTGTTCGTAAAGTTCTAGGCTCCACGGCAGCGACAAAAACACCATGTGCTGCTGGCCTTGTAAGTTGATCCCGTGACCAAACGATTTAGGGTGCGCGGCCAATAGCTGTATCTCGCCCTTGTTCCAGCGCTCGACGACGTTTTCGTCGTCAGGCGTCTGGATGTGCGGATAGCGCCGGCGCAGTTCGGCCAGTTCTTCCTGATAGGTGTACCAGATCAGCGTATTGGCCCGCTGGTTTTCGTCCAGCAGTTCTTCCAGCCGGTCGAACTTGTGCGTGCTGAACCAGTGCACCGGCAGCGGCCCCTCGCGGTTGTAGACGAAGCCCGACGCCATCTGTTGCAGCTTGGTCGTCACCGACGCGGCGTTCTGCGCGATGACGCGGTCTTCGCCGAACCGGGCGACGTAATCACGCTTCATCTTCTCGTATGGCTCGCGGTCGTCCAGCGTCGTGCGGACCTCGACGACATGGCACGGCGGCAGCCGGTCCTTGTACTCGCCCGGCTCCAGCACGTAGGTGGCCGGCCGGATGCGCTGCATGACCTGCTCCAGCGCGCCGGGCGCGGGCGTCCACTGACCGAAGTCGCGGTTGATGCAGATGAAGTACTGCTGGAGGAACGCGCCCTTCGACCGGCCAAGCAGCGACTGGTCCACGATCTTGCACTGGCCGAACACGTCCTCAAGGCCGTTCGACGTGAACGACCCGGTCAAGCCCCAGCGGACCTTGACCGGCTCCAGCAGCTTCTCCAGCGCCTTGAAGCGCTTGCCCGACGGGTTCTTTAGCCGGGTCAGTTCGTCGAACACGATCCCGTCGAAGCCGGTCAGGTCGTCCAGCTTGTCGAGGTTGTCGTAGTTGATGACGACGACCGGCGCTTGGCCGGCCAGCGCCGCCTGCCGCCGGCTGGGGGCGCCGACGGCCAGCGCCGGCGTCAGCCTCGACCACTTCGGCGCTTCGACCGGCCACACGTCAGTGCAGACGCGCTTGGGTGCGACGACCAGCCAGCGCTTGACGTGACCGTCGTCCAGCATCGCCTGCATCGCGGTTAGGGCAATCATCGTCTTTCCCGCGCCAACTGACGCCAAGATCATCGCGCGGTCGCGTTCATACAGGAAGTCAATAGCTTCCTCTTGGTAAGGCCGTGGTTTAAGCATGGCGGGCGAACTCACCGTGCAGTTCCGCGCGTATTTTAGCGGCCGCTTCAGTTGCTTCTTCTATCGTTTCGTAGCACCCGAAATGGCGCGTTTTACGGCCTACGGAAAAGCGAACCTGCCATCTGCCTTGATGGGGCGCGACATTTTTAACACCGGTCTTGCTGCGGCGGTTAGCGCGCCTATTGTGTTGGTTTTGCAGCCGTGTGGCCGCCCTAAGATTTTCAGCGCGATTGTTGCTAGGGTTTCCGTCGATATGGTCAATACAGTCGGGCCGATAGCCTTGCGTTAATAGAAACACGACGCGATGAACCGCGTAGTGCTTGCGTCGCCAAGTGACATAGGAATACCCGAACGGGTCTGGCGCGGTAGCTACAATATCGCCGGGGCGCTTTACCGAGACGCCGCGGCCGGCCTTCACCTTCCAATAGAGTTGGCCGTCACGGTATCCCCACACGTCAAAAACTTCAGACCAATCACTTGTCACGACCGACCTCCGTGAAGCGCTTGCACCACTCGTCCACGTCCTGCTTAGACCAGAGGCAGGCGTAATGCTGCTTGGTGTGCTGCATCTCTTCGGCGAAGATTTCCTGAAGCGCCGACAGCCGGCCGCCGGGCTTCTTCAGTTCGACAAACCACGCTTCACCATTCGGCATGCAGGCGATGCGATCCGCCACGCCGCGCTGGGTCACGCTGCGGAACTTGTACGCGTAGCCGCCGAGCGCCTTCACGCGCTTGACGAAATAAGCCTCTATTTCTTTCTCGGTCATGGGCTGTGGACTACCGCAAAATTTTTTGCACGACAACCCTTGTGAAACACTTTTTATCGTGTAAGGTGGGCGCTCCAAACAGTACAGTGAGGTTCAGTATGCTTTGGTTTAAGAAAATGCCCGATGCCGTTGTGCGCCGATTTGTTGGCGACGGCACTGAGATTTCCGTGCGTCTCGTTCGCACATTCCGCAAAGAAGGCAAACTGTGGTGCGAGTGGGATGGCTATGTCCTGCTGCTGCGCGATGATGGTAGTTGCCTTGGGGACGATGTATGCTTCCTGCGTTGGGAGTTCATCTGATGGCACAGCATAGCCGTATCGTCGGCGGTTCAACCGCCAAGCGCGTCATCGCGTGCCCCGGCAGCGTGGCGCTGGTGGACAAGATGCCGCCCAAGCCCAGCAGCAGCTACGCCGACGAAGGCACGCTCCTGCACGACACCATCGCCGACGTGCTTGACAAGGGCGCAGCGCCGGAAGACTTTCTCGGCCGCACGCACGCAGGTGCAGTGCTGACGCAAGACCTGATCGACAGCAAGCTGGCCGTCGCATTGACGGCGCTGGATGAGATCGACCCCAAGGCGGAGATGGAATATGCGGTCGAAAGCGTGGTGGACTTTGGCGATTTTCTGCCTGATGTCTTCGGCAGCGTGGACCTTATTGGTCGTCTTGGTGACCGCGCCATTGTTCTTGATTGGAAGTTCGGCGATGGCGTCGCGGTCGATGTCGAGGAAAACGCCCAGATACTCTTCTACGCTGCGGCTGCTATGCGTACGGCGAAAACGGCATGGGTCTTTGACGGTGCCCGCGAAGTAGAGTTGGTCATCGTCCAGCCGCCCAGTGTCAAGCGCTGGGTGACGACGGTCGAGCGGGTCAAGCAGTTTGAGGAAGAACTCGCCCGTGCCGTCAAGGTGGCGCTCAAGCCTGACGCGCCGATGGCAGCCGGCGACCACTGCCGCTGGTGCGCCGCCAAGCCGGTCTGCCCGCTGATGACTGGCGCTATCGACCGGATCACCAAGGCCAAGATTGAGGCGCTGCCGGTCGAGCAGATCGCGCACTATCTGGACCAAATCCCGATGGTGGAAAGTTTCATCAAGGACTTGCAGCAGTTGGCCCACGGCCTGATTGAAGAGGGCGCCAAGGTGCCCGGCTGGAAGCTGGTCAACAAGCGCGCGACGCGCCAGTGGGCGGACGCCGACAAGGCGGCGGCATTCCTGATGCAGACCGGCGTCGAGCCGTACGAAGAGAAGATCATTACGCCTGCGGCGGCTGAGAAGGCGCTGAAGAAGGCGAAGCAGAACTTGCCCGACGACCTTGTGGTCGCCGTGTCAAGCGGGTCCACCCTCGCACCGGAGAGCGATCCCCGGCCGGCGGTGGTCACAATCGGACAGACGCTCCGCAAAGCCCTGTCCAAGGTACAGTAACGAAGAAAGGTAAAGTACAATGAGTGAAGTCGTAAAGTTTGCCGGCGCCAACCTGCCGTCGGTCAAGTCGCTGTCGTCGGCGCTGCGCTCGATTGAGGCAGATGTCGGTGGCCCGAACGGGATGGTCATCCTGAAGATGGACAAGACCGGCCACTGGGTGTTCGGCGCAGACCAGACCGAAGTCGAGGATGACAGCATCTGGGCGGTCAATCCGTTCTCGTTCGTCCACGGCTTTATTGCGTGGGGCGAAGGCACCGTGCTGGCCGAGAAGATGGCGCCGGTGCAAGACCCGCTGCCGGAAACCGGGCCGGCGCCGGAAGGCGCCAAGCGCGGCTGGGAAATGCAGGTCGGCATGTCGCTGGCATGCACCAACGGCGAAGACGAAGGGATGCAGGCCCGCTACACCGTCACGTCGGTGGGCGGCAAGAAGGCCGTGCAGGCGCTGGCTATTGCCATCGCCGAACAGGTCGATGCCAACCCCGAGAAGCCGGTGCCGCTGGTGCGCCTGAAGAAGGAGCACTACCAGCACAAGTCGTACGGCCGTATCTTCACGCCGGTGTTCGACATCACCGGCTGGACTTCGCTCGACGCCAGCGCGGCGCCCGAACCGGAGCAGGACGGCCCTGACGCTGAAGAAACAACCGAAGAAGCCCCGCGCCGTCGGCGCCGCGGTTAATCGGTAAGCGAAAGCCGGGGCACACTTTTGGGTGAAGGCGGTCAGCACCGCTGTCAATCGAACCTCAAGGCCCCGGTGAGTAGCGGTTGAAGTGAGGCAACCGTGACGATACTCTGGCTTGATTTCGAGACGCGGTCGCGCTGCGACCTGAAAAGCAAAGGCGTCTACAACTACGCGATGGACGCCAGCACCGACGTGCTGTGCATGTCCTACGCCTTCGATGACGAAGAGGTGCGGACGTGGCTGCCAGACCAGCCTTTCCCGCAAGCCGTCGCCAACCACAAGGGCCAGATACGCGCGCACAACGCCGCGTTCGAGCGCCTGATCTTCTGGTACGTGCTCCAGATCGACTTCGACCTTGAGCAGTTCTACTGCACCGCGACGCAGGCCCGCGCCAACTGCGCGCCGGGCAGCCTTGAGGATGTCGGCCGCTTCGCCGGCGCTGGGATGCGTAAGGACCACCGTGGCAGCCAACTCATTCGGCTATTGTCGATCCCGCAGGCTGATGGCACCTTCCGCGAAGACGCTGACCTGATGGATGAGATGGTCCGCTACTGCGAACAGGATGTGCGGGCCATGCGGGCGATCAGCAAGGCGCAGCGGGAGTTGTCGGGGGATGAACTGCACGACTATCACGTTAACGAGCGTATCAATGACCGCGGTGTCCTGCTTGATAAACCTCTGGCTCTGGCGGCGGTGCGCTACGCAGAAGCGGAAGCTGTCGAGATACAGGGCATCGTATGCGAAGTTACTGAAGGCGTGGTCACGTCGGTCCGCAGCCCGAAAATGCGGTCATGGGTTCTCGACCGCGTCGGTCCGGAAGCCCTGAAGTTGGCCACCGTTTACAAGGACGGCGAAGCGAAGCTATCCATTGACAAGAACGTGCGCGCCAACCTGCTGGCGCTGGTGGAGGAGAACGCCGATGAGGTGCCGGCTGAAGTGGCGGAAGTTATCCAGTGCGCGGATGATCTCTGGGCCTCGTCCGTTGCGAAGTTTAGTCGCGCCGCAGCGCTTGCTGATGAGGAGGATAGCCGAGTTAGAGGAGCGTTTGTATTTGCAGGAGGTAGCGCTACTGGCCGCGCTTCATCATATGGGCTTCAGCTCCAAAATTTCCCCCGCAAGTGCGCCGACGACCCTGCATTAGTTCGTCAGGCTTTGGTGCGCGGGCACCAGATTGTTCCGCAGTTCGGCAAGCGCGTCACGGACGTGCTAAAAGGAATGCTTCGGCCGTCCCTTATGGCACCTGCCGGCCGCGCGTTTGTCGTGTACGATTGGTCTTCAATCGAAGCCCGCGTCAACCCGTGGTTGTCCACGCACCCTTCGGCGCAAGACGTGCTCGACGTGTTTGCCGGCGGTCGCGACATTTACTGCCGCGAAGCGGCCGCTATTTTTCGGGAAAACGAACTCGACATTTTGCGCGAGTACGAGGAAACCGGAAAGTCAGACCGTCGCCAGCAAGGCAAGGTGGCAATTCTCGCGTGTGGGTTCTCGGGGGGTGTAGGCGCCTTCGCCGCTATGGGCCGAATTTATAATGTTATTTTGCCTGAAAGCGATGCTTTGCGCACTGTTCAAGCGTGGCGCAGGGCTAACCCTTGGGCGCCATACTTCTGGTCCAAGCTGGAAAACGCATACATGGCAGCTATGCGCAACCCCGGAAAAGAGTTCACCGCGGGGCGTGTAACCTACCTATTTGACAAGCAGCACCTTTGGTACGCCCTGCCAAGCGGGCGCATTCTTTGCTACCCCTTTGCTCAGTTCGACGACGAGGGCAATCTGACGTACGCCAAAGCGTCATGGAAGCCGTCCGCCGACGCAAAGGAATGGCCGCGGGGGCGCTTGTGGAAAGGGTTGGCCTGTGAAAACGTCGTACAAGCCACGGCGCACGATATTTTGCGCAGCGCTTTACGCCGATTAGACGCCGAAGGGTTTGCAACCGTAGGCCACATACATGACGAAATTATTGTCGAGTGCGATGAAGCTGACGCCGAGCAAACTGCACGGCGGGTCCATCAAATAATGACGGAAAACCCGTCGTGGGCGACTGGATTGCCTCTTGCCGCCGAAGGCAAAGTAATGTTACGGTATGGCAAATAACTTGTGAGGTTTGCTATGGCCTTGTCGGCAGAAAGATTGAAGCAACTGCTGGATTACGACGCGCGTACCGGTGAGTTCTATTGGTTGAACACCAAAGGCCGAGCTAAAGCCGGCAAACGCGCCGGCGGGACCGATGCCTACGGCTACCGTGTAATTCGCGTGGATGGTGTCCTCTATAAGGCGCACCGCTTGGCATGGCTTTGGTGTTACGGGCGCTGGCCGGACGGATTGCTAGACCATATTGACCGCACGAAAAACAACAACAGCATAGAAAATCTGCGCGAGGTGTCGCAGTCAGAAAACATGCACAACGCTAACAAGCGCAGCAAAAGCGGCGTGCCGGGCGTGCGCTGGCGCGAAGAAAGGCGTCGATGGGTCGCACAAATTCGTGTCGGATACCGCAACCATGTGATAGGCTCTTTCGCCACTAAGAACGAAGCCATAGCGGCGCGGCGCGCGGCGGAGAGAAACATGGTTTCTTCAATCTATAAAACGGGAGCAAGCGATGAGTGAGGATCGCGACCAATTTATCGAGTTCATTACCAATCTGGGTGACGTGGACGGCGAGACAGCGCTGCTGCTGCTCCAGAAGCCGAGCAAGGACGGCGACGGCAACCTCATCTACCACGGTGACGGCGTACCCAAGGCGTCGTTTCCGGCGTACTACCCGAGCAAGGCCAAGATCAAGGACGGCGAGGCGTGGTACGTCAACACCGGCGCGTTCATCATTGACCGGTTCAAGGACGGCAAGCCCAGCGCCAAGCGCGAGAACTGCGACTACGTCCTGTTCATGATGCTGGACGATGTCGGCACCAAGTCGAAGACGCCGCCGCTGGAGCCGACGTGGGTCATGGAAACGTCCGAAGGGTCGTTCCAGTGGGGCTACGTCTTCAGCGAACAGCCGACCAAGCATGAGTTCAGCGCGGCGATCAAGGCGATTGCCGAAGCAGGCTACACGGACCCCGGCGCGACCAACCCGGTGCGCAACTGCCGCGTGCCGGGCAGCGTCAATCTCAAGCAGGGGCGGAACAACTTCCGCGCCCGGCTGGTCGAATTCCACCCCGAGCGCGAATACACGCTGGATGACATCTGCAAGGCGCTGGACGTGCAGCCAGCCGAACCCGACAGTGCCGACTACAAGTCGGTCAGCATCCGCGACACCGGCGGCGACACGGTGCTGCAATGGCTGTCGGACAACAACCTCGTGCTGTCCAAGGTCAACAACGAAGGCTGGTGCGGGATTGTCTGCCCGAACCACGCCGAGCACAGCGACGGCAACCTAGAGGCCCGCTACAAGCCGCTCGACCGGTCGTTCTGCTGCTATCACGGCCATTGCCAGCATCTCGACAGCCGCGCGTTCCTCGACTGGGTCGCGGCGAATGACGGGCCGCAGGTGACGCCGGGGCTGCGCGACGAACTGATCGCCGAGCGGATGCGGATGATGGCCGAGAAGATCACGCCGACTATGGCTTACCCTGACGAGGCCGCGGCTATCGTCCGCGAGGTCGAGCGCAAAGAAGCCGGGAGGTTGGAGAAAAGCGAATGGTTTGACCGCTTCGCCTATATCCAGTCCGACGACAGCTACTTTGACATGGTGACCCGCCGGGAAACGCCGCGCAACGTCTTCAATGCGCTCTACCGGCACGTTGACTGCCGGTCAGTGCATAGCAAGAAGCGCCAGATACAGGCGTCGGTCTATTTCGACGAGCGCCGGCAGGAGTGCGGTGCCAAGGCTCTGACCGGTGTGACCTACGCGCCGGGCGAAGACGTGCTGGTGGCGCGTGACGGGCTGGTTTACGGCAACACATGGGTCAACCACCGCCCGGACATGTCGGGCAGCGACACGATCCCCGATGGCGACATCGCGATCTGGCTGGACCACTGCCGCGCGCTGGTGCCCGAGCCGGTCGAACTGGAGCACATGCTGAACGTCATGGCGTTCAAGGTGCAGCACGCCAACGTCAAGATCAACCACGCGGTGCTGCACGGCGGCGACGAAGGCTGCGGTAAGGACAGCATGTGGGCGCCGTTCCTGTGGGCGATTGGCGGTGTGCACCAGCACAACCGGTCGATCATTGAGAACAAGGGCCTCGACAGCCAATGGGGCTACGGCCTGCAAGCTGAAGTCGTGATCCTGAACGAACTCAAGGAACCCGAAGCGCGTGAGCGCCGGGCGCTGGCCAACCGGCTCAAGCCGATCATCGCCGCGCCGCCTGAGACGCTGACGATCAACCGCAAGGGGCTGCATCCGTACGAGATGCTGAACCGTCTTCAGGTTATCGCGTTTACCAATGACCCGCTGCCGATCACGATCCCGACACAAGATCGCCGCTGGTTTTGCGTCTGGAGCCATGCCCCCCGGATGGACCCGGACGCGGCCCAAGCGCTGTGGGCTTGGTACAAGCGCGGTGGGTTTGAAAAGATCGCCGCGTGGCTGTGGCAGCGTAACGTCGCGCGGTTCAATCCGGCAGCCGCGCCGCCAGTGACCGAGTGGAAGCTGAACATGGTCGAGCACGGCCTGAGCGTGGCCGAGAGTTTCCTTGTCGAACTGATGCAGAAGCGTGTCGGGCCGTTCATGTCGGGCATTGTCGCCGGGCCGTTCCACAAGCTGTGCGACACGATTGCGGCTGGGCACGTTCCAGCCGGCACGAAGGTGCCGCAGGCGGCGCTGCTGCACGCGTTCAAGGAAGCAGGCTGGGTTGACTGCGGCCGGATCGGCTCGACCGAATACCAGACCAAGAAGCATATTTACGCTGCGCCGGACGTGGCAACGCGTTACTCCAAGTCTGACCTGCGGCGCATGGCAGAGGGGGTTGCATCGACTGACGCAAAGGTGGTAAGCCTGCGTTGATCGGTTTGCTCCATCGGTCAGACACTAAGCCCCGGCGGTCCTCACTCCGCCGGGGCTTTTTCTTTATCGGATGCGCGTGACGGTCATCACGCCGGCCTTGGTGCGGCAGCGGTAGCCGCGGTCATTGCGCACGCCGAATTGGCTGACGTTGCGGCAGAGCCGCTTGATGTCGGCTGGCGTGGCAGCCGGCAGCGTAATGCAGTCGCCCACTGCCATCTCGCGCAGCGGGTAGATCGGCGGTCGGCCGAAGGTCTTAGAAGCGGATGTCATCAGGTTCCCAATCGTAAACGTCCCAACCGAAGTTGGTCCATATCCAGTGGCGCAGTGCGGGGGTCATGGCTTGGCTCCTAGGGCTTGGCGGGCGCTATCGTGCAACGGGTCGAACTCTTCGCCGGACATGATGGCAAACCGCTTGCGCTGGTACGACCGGACGCGCTCACGAAACGCAGCGTCATCTCCCCGGCAAATGTCGTCCAGAGTGTCGATGTCGTCGAGCAGCGCCCATAGTGCAGCCTTTTCGACTGTGACCCGCTCCACCTCCGCGCGCAGGGCTTCGATGCGGTCGGCTGCTAGATCAATATCCTCTGCGATCACGAAA